AATCGGAGACAGCTACCGCAAGAAGGTAACTGCTGTCCTCTTAGAGAACCAAGAAAAGGCTCTCCGAGAGCAATATCTCGTAGAAACTCCAGCCAATAACATGGGTGGTAACTTTGCTGTTACTCAAGTTGGTTCTGCCGGCAACCTCGCTGGTTATGATCCAATCCTAATCAGCCTCGTTCGTCGTTCTATGCCAAACCTCATTGCTTATGATATCGCCGGCGTTCAACCAATGACTGCCCCAACTGGCCTTATCTTTGCAATGCGTAGCCGTTACGATCAACAAGCCCCATCTCTTGGTGGTGTCTCCAATTCCGGAGATAAGCGTTACGGCGAAGCACTCTTCCAAGAGGCTTTTGCTAAGTTCGGTGGTAGCGGTAACACCTCCAACGGTGCTGCATTCTCACCAACTGGTGGTATTAATCCAGTCGGTGCAAGCGCAGGCATCCAAGACGCAAGCACAAGCGCAAACTGGGGCATCCGCGACAGCGCATTCGATATGAATGCATTCCGTGGTTTCCTCACTGGAACCGCCGAACAACTCGGCGAAGTCGGTGGAACTCAATTCCGTGAGATGGCATTCAGCATTGAGCGTATTGCTGTAGAAGCAAAGACTCGCGCTCTAAAGGCTGAGTACACCACAGAACTCGCACAAGACCTCAAGGCTGTTCACGGGCTTGATGCAGAAAGCGAACTCGCTAACATTCTCAGCACTGAGATTCTAAACGAGATCAACCGCGAACTCATCACCACCATCTACCGCGTCGCTAAGACTGGTGCAACTCAAAGCGATCTCAGCAACTACGCCACCGGCGGTGTCTATGACTTAAACACCGACTCAGACGGTCGTTGGTCTGCTGAAAGATTCCGTGGACTCATGTTCCAAATCGAACGAGAGTGCAATGTAATTGCTAAGGAGACTCGTCGTGGTAAGGGTAACTTCCTCGTCTGCTCAAGCGATGTTGCAAGCGCCCTCACTATGGGTGGCTTCCTCAACCTCGCACCAGCAATGACTGCAAACCTCGATGTTGATGACACCGGCAACACTTTCGTTGGTGTTCTCAACAACAAGATGAAGGTTTATATCGACCCATACGCCAAGTTGGGTGTTAACCTCTGTGTAGTTGGATACCGTGGTACATCACCATATGATGCCGGTATCTTCTACTGCCCATATGTTCCACTACAAATGGTCAGAGCGGTTGATCAAAACACTTTCCAACCAAAGATTGGATTCAAGACTCGTTACGGAATGGTTGCAAACCCATTCTCCGAGAACACTGACATCAATGCTCTTGGTGGAAACCAATACTACCGAATCTTCCAAGTTACCAACCTACATGGTAATACCGGATTCGGACTCTGATAAGTAATTAACAGGGGAGAATGGATCGGGGGGAGTCGAAAGACTCCCCCCTTTCTGTTTGATAAATAACTATATGGCAACAAAACCAGATAGAGATTTTTTACGAGATACATCTAGACCAAGTAATCACAATTACTTGAGTAGTAATTTTTTCCGGTTAGAAATAGGCAGAGCACCAACAGTTGCATATTTTGCCCAACAGGTTGACATACCAAGTATAGATCTAGCCGAATTAATTCAACCCACAACACTAAGCACCGTAGTAAATATACCCGGAAATCAATACCAATTTAGACCATTATCAGTATCATTTCTCATGGATGAAGAAATGCGTGGTTGGAGAGAAATATACGACTGGATCACAGTAATAGCCAATTACAAATCAACAGATAACACATTAACCTTTAAAGATAGGTTTTCTGACATTCAATTGATATTGACAAATAGTTCGTATAAAGGTAAATTTCAAATAACATTTAGAAACGCATATCCATCTACTCTGTCAAGCATACCTCTAAACATTACAAGTACAGACAATGTTCCTTTGATTGGAACAGCCGTTTTTAAATACACATATTTTGAATTCAGCACCTTGACTTGATTGATATCTGAGATATAATATTTGCCATGACATTTGACGAACTCAAAGAAATGGTCAAGAAAGATATCTCTCTAGATGAAACTCAACTAGAAAGAGAATCTGCAAGAACTCCACAGATACACAATAAGTATCTGTTGTTTTTCATGGAAGAAAAACTTTGCCTATCTAGAATTGAATCAGAACTTAATGTTCTAAAAAAGAAGAAGTGGTTGTATTATAATGGCAATATGAGTCAGGATGAATTAGACGAAAATGGATGGGAACAATATGATCTTCGTATTTTAAGAGGCGATATTGATCGTTTAATTGAATCGGATAATGATGTAATCAAACTTAAGTTGAAGTTAGATTATCAAAAAGAAAAAGTTAATTACCTAGAGAATATCATTAAGATAATCAATAACAGACAATGGAATATTCGTTCCATTATTGATTGGTTAAAATTCACTAATGGTCAGTGAATAAATAATGATATGTCTGATTTGGTTATTGAAGAAGTAAACTCAGTTTATATTCGAATTAATTGCGAACGGTCTATAGCAAAGGAGTTAAACCAATACTTCACCTTTGCTGTTCCGAATTATCAATTTACTCCTGCATATAAAAATAAAGTATGGGATGGACAGATTCGTTTGTTCAATCTGTTCACTCATACGATTTATGCCGGTCTATTGGATTATGTTGTAAAGTTTGCTAATGACAGAAATTATACAGTAGAAGTTCCAAATCAAAAGGATAATAAATTCACAGAGGAACAAATCGGAAAATTCGTTGAAGAATTTATAAGACCTACTGCATCAAAGAAAAGAATAACAGCACACGATTACCAAATAAAAGCAATAACTCATGCGATAAACAAAGAAAGAACTCTACTACTATGTCCTACAGGAAGTGGTAAATCTTTAATAATTTATTGCTTGATTAGATTCTTTCTAGACAGAATAAAAACAGACAAAAAAATATTAGTAGTAGTTCCGACAATTGGATTAGTTTCCCAAATGTTTAGTGATTTTGAAGACTATTCTACTGAAAATAAATGGTCGGTAAATCGGTACTGTCACACCATTTCCTCCGGAAAAGAAAAACACACACATAAAAAAGTAGTGATATCTACATGGCAAAGTATTTACAAAATGCCAAAAGAATTCTTCGATGACTTTGATATGGTAATAGGAGATGAATGCCATTTATTCAAAGCAAAATCATTATCATCTTTGATGTCAAAATTAACAGAATGCCCAATTAGAATTGGTACAACTGGTACTCTAGATGGGACCCACACTCATAAACTAGTAATAGAAGGATTGTTTGGTAGAGTTTTACATGTCACTTCTACTTCTACTCTAATACAAAAAAATCTATTATCTGATCTAACCATAAATTGCATTCTATTGAACTATGGAAATAAAGACATAGAAGAAACAAAAAGAATGCTGTACAAAGAAGAAATTAAATGGTTAATAACATGTAAACGAAGAAATTTGTTTATAAAAGATTTAGCCAAACAGTTAAAAGGAAATACTTTAGTTTTATTTAATTTTGTAGAACTTCATGGAAAACCACTTTTTGAAATGTTTAAACAATCCATTACAGAAAAAGAAATATATTTCATTCACGGTGGCACGGATGTAGAACAACGGGAAGAAATACGAAAAGTTGTAGATAAAGGAAGCAATGCAATATTGTTAGCATCTTACGGTACATGTTCTACGGGAATAAATATTAAAAACATTCATAATATAATTTTTGCTTCTCCCTCAAAGTCCGTAGTTAGAGTTTTACAATCTATTGGTAGAGGATTAAGAAAAAGTGAATCCAAAACAGCAGTAGATGTATATGACATAGGTGACGATTTGCGATACAAGAAATATCGAAACCATTCTCTCAATCATATGGATGAAAGAATAAAACTATATAATAAAGAGAAGTTTAAAAATAAGTTGGTATCTCTGCGAATAAAGGAGAATTAAAGATGTCCCAGAGTTACAAAATAATTAAGTTAAAGAGCGGCGAAGAATTAATAGCAACTGTTTCGCAAACAGATGGCGGAAATTTTCTTTTAGATAAGCCAATGGTTTTTAAAACAGTAATGATTTCTGACCACACTGGTCTGCCGCGTGAAGGTATAGTTCTAAAAAACTGGTTGCTCTTTGGCACAGAAACACAAACAACAATTCCTTCTGACTTTATTGCCACAATGTTAGAACCAACAAGAGATGTTGTTTCACATTATCTGCTACAAAAGGAGATGCAAATTGATTCTGTCTTTGAAACAAAAGAATTAGAAAATTTTGCCCCCAAACAAAAGAAGACACCTCCTTCTCCCGAAGAATATGAAAACATGATATCTGACATGTTTGCCAGCATCTTTGAAGATCTAGACTTAGAAGAAGAGGCAAAGTCTAAAAGAAGACCAAAAAATAAATCAAATAAAAACGATATGAATAAAGATCATATCATCCATATGAATATGGTTTTTGGTCCTGAAGTTTTGGCTTTTATGATAAACGAAGGATTAATTGATCCCCGTGATATAATGGAAATGATTGAACACTTCAATTTAAATAATAAAAACAAGAAAAAGAAAAGAAAAAATAATCGTGAATCTATTAATGATAAAAAGTTTACCGGAGATCAAACCGATAGAAAAGACTTTGGTAATAAGTGGACTGACTGGAATCCTGATCCGGACTCAACAGATTATAAGTGAGTATATAGAGATACTTAGTATATTCTTTAAGAACTATACCTTTTCTCATACCATACACAGAAAGTGTAACACTCATGTCAAGAGAAATCAAGTAATTTTTCTTGATTTTTATGATGGTTTGAATTAATATTCTGCTCTGGAGTACATTTAGTATGGCTAAAAAGAAAAAAAAGAAACCTGATGTCGAATTAAAATTAGATAACGACATCAAGGATCATTACATCGATAATAAAAAGTTTTATGAAGAAATGATTCTTTGGAAAAAATTATGCGTAGAAGCAGAAGAATCAGACGAATCTAGACCACCTATAACAAATTACATAGGCGAGTGCTTCATGAATATTGCTGAACATTTGTCTAGAAAAGTAAATTTTATGAACTACCCATACAGGGAGGAAATGGTTTCTGATGGCATAGAAAACTGTTTAATGTATGCCCATAATTTCGACCCAGAAAAATCAAAAAATCCATTTTCGTATTTTACGCAAATCATATATTATGCGTTCTTGCGAAGAATAGAAAAAGAGAAAAAACAGGCATATATTAAACTTAAGATGACAGAAATTCATGACGATGGCAATTATCACAAATGGTTCAGAGAAAACTATTTTGATAAAGATAATGTAAGAGAAGCCATGTCTGAACATTTTCAAATAAGTGAAAACGACATTAAAAAGTTTGAACCAAAGAAGAAAAAGAAAAAGAAGAGATGAAGATTGCAATTATTAATGATACGCACTTTGGTGCCAGAAATGATTCTCCATTATTTCTGGATTATTTCATGCGTTTCTTTAATGAGCAGTTTTTTCCATATTGCGAAACGCATGGAATAAAAACAGTACTTCATTTAGGCGACCTTATGGATCGCAGAAAATTTGTTAACTTCAATACACTTGCAAGAGTTCGAAGTGATTTTATTGAAGTGTTTGAAAAAAATAATATAGATTTGCATTGTATTCTTGGCAACCATGATACATTTTTTAAGAACACCAATGCGATTAATTCAATCCGGGAACTATTTACCAATCGGTATAAGCATATTCATTTGTATGAAGAACCAACTCTTTTAGAATTTGATGGTCTTAAAATTGCAATGGTTCCTTGGATAAACAAAGAAAACGAGCAAACATTTCATTCTTTTATAAAGACTTGCCCCGCTTCAATTATTTGTGGTCATTTTGAACTCAATGGATATGAAGTAATACCGGGAATTAATTTTGAAGGTGGCATGGATGATGCTGTATTGTCTTGTTATGACATGGTATTGAGTGGTCATTTTCATGGCAAAGCATCAAAGAAAAATGTTCATTATCTAGGAACACAATATCAAATTACATTTTCTGACGCCAGACTAAACAAAGGATTTCATGTATTTGATACAGATACTAGAGAATTAGAATTCATTCAAAACCCAGAAAAAATGTATCATATTATTGTTTATGATGATACTAAAAAGGATCCAATGGGTGATGATTTTTCTTATTACAAGAACTCCTATGTTAAGGTTCTAGTTTCTAAGAAAACAAACGCCGTTAAGTTTGATCAATGGGTAGATAAGATGGTTTTGGCTGGTGTTATAAATCTTAATATTGTCGAAGAGATGGTAGAAACTTCTTCAGATGATATAGACACAACTCAGGACACTATGAGTATCATTAATGAAGAAATAGACAAGTTAGAAATATCAGAAGATAAAACAAAGATAAAAACTCTTATCCATGAATTGTATATTGAGAGTCTTTCTATATGATTGTTTTTAAGAAAATTCGTTTTAAAAATTTTGGTTCATTTGGAAATGTGTTTACTGAGATTCATTTAGATTCTAGGAAAAACACACTAGTATCAGGAACAAACGGAAATGGTAAATCATTTGCATTTCTTGACTCTATAACCTTTGCTTTATTTGGAAAGCCATTTAGGAAAATCAATA